CAAGCGTTGGCAGAAGCAGTGGCCCAAGCAGTGATTGCTGCAGACGCAGAGGCCGCTGCTGCCTCGGTGCAGAAGAAGTGACCCCCACCTCAATGCCGTGGAGCATGGCCAGTGCGCCCAAGCACACCAAGAAAGCCGACACCCCCGGCGCTAAAAAGCAGTGGGCCGCAGTGGCCAACAAGGCGCTAGCCACCACCGGCAGCGATGCCTCCGCCATACGGCTTGCCAACGCTGCCGTTGCCCAGCGCAAGACAAAGGACCACCCCAGTGGCCGTCGTAAAACAGCCCCCAAGTAAGCCCGACGCCACCCGCCCCGGCGACTGGGCCTACGCCCAAGTACAGTACGAATGCACCGCCCGCAGCACGTACGACATCGCCGCCGACATTGGCTTTAGCCAAACCGCCGTTATGGACCGCGCCCAACGCTACGGTTGGGTGCGTAACAAGCTGCCTCTTGCCGTGCAGCAGGCGGCCACGCTCATAGCTAATGAAAAGCTGAAGGTAGAAAAGGACAACCAAGCGCGCCTCCAGGTTATTGAGCGCGTCAACGTTGAAATGCAAGCCAAGGTGTTGGTTGCCCACCGTGCGGACATTGCCCAAGCCCGCAAGCTGTGCATGCGGTTGTTCAAGGAGCTTGAGGACTTGATGGACTTTAGCGAGGATCTTGCCAACCTGGGGGAGGTGTTGCGTAGCGAGGACGACCGGGGCCGCGACAAGCTGAACGACGCCTACAAGCGGGTGCTTTCCATGCCGGAGCGCACCGCCACCTTGCGCGCCCTTGGCGAGTCGCTCAAGACGCTGATCGCCCTACAGCGCCAAGCGTTTGGTATTACTGGCGTACTTGAGGACGCTGACCAACCCGTGCAGGATGCCCAAGCCGCCGTACAGGGTATGGACGCCATACTGGCCAAGTTTGCCACCGTGCTGCAGCGCACTGCTAGTGCAGTGGCCCCCCGCCAGATGGGTGAGGTGGTGGATGCTGCAGCTCCCTAGCCAGATTAAAGACCAGCTTATGGCCGCCCCGTTTGACCGGGTGGCCGACTTGTGGCACATACTAGAAGCCCAACTGGGCGCGGACGTAAAGCCCTGGCTTGCCCAGCACGACCGCTACTACCTACTGGTGCGCGTACTTAACCGCATGGACTGCGTACACCCCTGGCTGTACGCCCGCACTAGGGAGGTTGAGCAGGACCGCGACGGACACCTCGACCTCTGGGCCCGCGAACACTACAAGAGCACGATTATTACCTACGCCGGTATAATCCAGGAAGTGATATGCAACCCGGACATAACGGTGGGCATATTCAGCCACACAAAGCCTATCGCCAAGGCATTTCTGCGGCAGATACAAAAGGAATTTGAGAACAACCAAACCCTACGCGCATTGTTCCCCGGCCTGTTTTGGCAGACGCCGGAGCGCGACGCCCCTAGCTGGAGCCTGGACAACGGCATCACCGTCAACAGGCAAGCCAACCCCAAGGAAAACACCATAGAGGCCCACGGGCTGGTGGACGGCCAACCAACGTCAAAGCACTTTAGCTTGTTGGTGTACGACGACGTGGTGACTCGTGAGTCAGTCTCTACGCCCGAGCAGATACAAAAGACCACCGAGGCCTGGGAGCTTAGTGATAACCTTGGCACCGCTGGTGGACGCAAGTGGCACATTGGCACCCGCTACAGCTACGCCGACACCTACGAGGCCATGCTCCAGCGCAAAGCGGTAAAGGTGCGCCTGTACGCCGCCACTGACGACGGCACTATCACTGGCGACCCTGTCTTGTTCACCCCGCAGGTGTGGAACGCCAAGGTGCGCGACCAAGGCGAAGCCACCATTAGTTGCCAAATGTTGCAGAACCCCCTGGCAGGCCAGCAGCGCATGTTTGACGTTACAGACGTCCGCGTGTACGAGGTCCGCCCCGAGGTGATGAACGTGTACATCATGGTTGACCCTGCCCGTAGTAAGAAAAAGGACAGCGCCAAGACCGCCATTGCTGTTGTGGGCATCGACTACGCCCTGAACAAGTACCTGCTAGACGGTTTCAACCACAAGATGGACTTGCGCGAGCGTTGGCTGCGCACCGCCCAGATGTACCACCGCTGGAAGCGCGCACCCGGCGTGCAAAACATCAAGGTGGGGTACGAGGCTTTTGGCGCCCAGGCGGATCTTGATTATTTTGCCGAGCAAATGCAGAACCCACGGGAGGGCGGGCACTTCGTAATTCAGGAGCTTATGTGGCCCCGGGACAGCGAGGGCAGCAAGACCGACCGCGTCCAACGCCTGGGGCCGGACTTACGCGCCCACAAGCTGTACGTCCCCTACGACACCGACCCCGCCGCCCTTACCCGCACCCAGCGCAATATGGAGAACACCGGCTACAAGCACCGCATAGCCGCGCCCATCCGCCGCAAGGACGAGGCCAACCAAGTGTACGACCTTACCAAGGACCTCCGCATGCAGTTGCACTTTTTCCCTTTTGGGGGGAAGAAGGACTTGGTGGACGCTTTGTCCCGCATCTACGACATGGAGCCCCGCGCCCCCAACTTTGCCGAGCCCAGTTACCTTGAGCCCGAGTTTGTGTAGTACACTAGGCCCACTATGTCAGCCCTGAATCCAAAAGATCTTGGTAAGAAAGTCACCGCCCGTGACTTTAACTGGCTCGACCTCTGCATGCGCGCCTGGGGCGCCGAATTCAACGCCCCTGACCACGACATCTACCAGTGGTCTAACGGTCGTAAGTACGACAGCACTGACAAGTACCTAACTGGCGTGTACGGCGTCCCGGTGTTTGACGTCCTCACCCAGGACAACAACTACATGGACATGCAGCCCGGGCTGGCCATGTCCGGCCTCAGCGCGACTGAGGAGATTGAGATTGCCATCGAGGTTGGCCCCGCAGTGGCAGCAGTCACGTGGGTGAACAACGCAACCAGCACGGTACTGTGGACCAACGCGCTTGGCCTTACAGTTGACTTTACCCCCTAACGCACACAGGCATCATGGCAACTCCCATATCACTGTTACCGGCGGCCTCTCTACCCGTAACGGGCAGCGACTACCTGATAGTTGACCAAGCCAACGCGCAGGCTACCACGGGCTATGTAACGCGGCGGGCCAGCGTAAGCGCGGTAATTTCCGCAACCGCAAACAACGCGCCTGTAAACGTAATCAACTACGGGGCGGACCCCACTGGCGTGGCGGATTCCACCGCTGCCATACAGGCGGCGCTTGCGGCCAGCACGTACGTGACGTTTGGCAAGGCCGGAAACACCTACAAGGTTAGCGCCACGCTAACCGTGCAGACCGGCAGCACCTTGGAATTTAACGGTGCCACCGTAACGCAGACTGCGTTGCAGACCCCCCTGTTTGACGTCCGCAACACCACGGGGGTAACAATATCCGGGGGCAGTTTGGTCGGTGCGACGATGACCACGGCCACCGCAGGCAACTTTGTTGTCGGGCGCAAGTACACAGTTCTTACTGTTGGCACTACTAACTTTACATTGATAGGCGCTTCTGCCAGTACGGTGGGCATCGCGTTCATTGCCACGGGCATTGGCACAGGTACGGGCACGGTAAGTACGTTCTACAACAGCGCCGCATCTTTGGACATTGGCATACGTGGCGACAGCACTACCAGCAACTTGGCTGTGCGCAACAACACGTTCAACAAGTTTGCATACAGCCCGCTGTACATCACCACTGCGGGTACGAACATCGAGTTTATAGACAACATCGTAACTGGTGCTGGGGCAAGCGTGCTGTCCCCCGCGTCTAACGGGTTTAGGAACTGCACCGGCGTCACCATCCTTGGCAACGGCGTCACCATCCGGGGCAACACAATCCAAGATACTGGCGAGGGGATCATTGTCGGCCAGCAGTCTACTGATGTAGTGATTGACGCTAACATCATAAAGAACACGCTTGTTGAACATGGCATGTATTGCGATACAGGTATTCAACGCCTGACAATCAGCAACAACCTGATCCACAACACCTGTGGTATGGGCATGAAAGTCCAGTGGTACAACGACCCTGTGCTGACGCAAGTGCCTAGTGACATAACCATTGTTGGCAACGTCATTTATAACACCGGCACAGAGCCTACGATTAGCGGTGATGGCATTCTGGTGTACAACGTAGCGCCCGCAACGATGGGCACGCTATCTGGTGTAACTGCCGCCAACCCTGCGGTGTTCACTACAGTAGCAGCGCATGGTCTTGTGGTGGGGGACATCATAAGCATCAATGGTGTGGTGGGAATGGTCAACGCTGCAAGTGCAGTCGCTAACACGCTGAACGACACGTTTGTTGTTGCTACTACCCCTCTGACCACCACATTTACCGTTACCAATTACACAAACAGCGCGCTCAGTACGGTTGGGTGGAGTGCTTGGACTAGCGGTGGAACCATCACAAAAGCGTTGTATGGCAACAACGTAACCATCACTGGTAACTCTGTTCGCACTATCGGACAAGATGGCATTAGCCTACGGTACGTCAAAAACGCCGTAGTGTCTGGCAACGTGGTAGACACTTGTGGGCGTACAGGGTTGTATGGTTTGTACGTTGCCAATGTTGATTACTCAAACAACAACGTATCCAACACTCAATACAACGGCGCGGCTGTTTACGCCCCCTTGACCCCTTGTTCAATTAGGTCTAACACATTTGTCAATCTGGGGCTTGCTGCCGTACCAGCAAACGGTGGCAATTCTGGTATTTTGTTGGACAGCAATGGTGGCGGCGTAATCTCGTACAACACTGTAAAGGGTGAGCCAACGCAAACAAAAATGCTGTATGGCATTCAAGTTGGGTCTGGTGACAAGCGCAACTATGCTGTAGACAAGAACATCATTTCCAATGCGTCAAGTGCTGGCATAGCTTTGTGGAATGACACGCCCAACGTCTACCCGTTACTATCGTTGTTCAACAATATTAGTCAATCTAATACAGCGACTCCAGGGTGGCAAAATAGTTACGCTGGAATTACCTACGCAGTGCTTGGTCGAGGTACTTCGCAACGTGACTTCTTTGGGGACGCTGCGCCTACCACGGGTACATGGATTCAGGGCGATAAAGTATGGGCGCAGTTTCCCGCTGCTGGTGGACCACTAGGGTGGGTTTGTTTGTCGGGTGGAACTCCTGGCACTTGGTATCCATTTGGTGCAGTGCAGGGGGGTAACGCTTATAGCGTCACGGGTGGAGCAACTGACCGGGCACTTGCCCCCGCTGCGGACACCCTGCAAGCTGGCCTTAATGTGCTAGGCACGTTGATAGCCGATCTTCAAGCCGCTGGTGTTTTGAGGGTATAACGTATGGCCGTACCGTATACATTCGCTGGCGCAGTAGCGCCAATCCCCCTTAGCCAGCTAGACGCTAACTTTGCAGCGGTAAGTCCCGTCTTGTTGGGCGGCGCAGGCGTGAGCGGGACGCTGCTGCCCGCCAACGGCGGCACGGGCCTCAACAGCCTAGGCACAGGGGTAGCAACGTTCCTGGGCAGCGGGACGCTGCTGCCCGCCAACGGCGGCACGGGCCTCAACAGCTTGGGCACAGGGGTAGCAACGTTCTTGGGCACGCCCACCAGCGCCAACCTAGCCGCCGCTGTAACGGGCGAAACCGGCACTGGCGCGCTGGTGTTTGCCACCAGCCCCACGCTAACCACGCCGGTTATCAGCGGGTTTGTTGAGTCCGTAGTGGCGTCCAGCACCGTGGGGGCTACGGCCACGTTGGTGATTACTGCTGGTACGGTGCTTACTGCTACGCTAACATCCGCCACGGCGTGCACGTTCACCATGCCTACCTCGCCCACGGCGGGGCAGAGCTTCACCCTGCTGCTAAAGCAGCCAGCGTCCGGCGTGGCAACCACAGCCACGTTTACCGGCGTAAAGTGGAATAGCAGCGGTGCCCCAACCATTACAGCCACCGTTGGCAAGATGGACATCTTGGGTTTTATCTACGACGGCACCAACTGGTACGGCAACTATTCACAAGGCTTCACCCCGTAAAGGCACGTATGAATTTACCGCAACTTCCTCCGGATAAAGCTAATCACGCGCTGTATGGTGCTGTAATATTCAGCGTTGCGCTGGCTGTTACTCACGCTCCATTAGTCGCAGCCGCTGTTGTAGTGGCCATTGCTGCCGCTAAAGAGGCCAGCGATGCTATTATTAACTACCGCACAACGGGCGACCCCATGCACGGCCCACACGGCGTGGAGTTTTTGGACTTTGCCGCCACTTGTTTTGGCGGCGTGTTGGCTGCGTTGCCCCTAGTGATTATGAGGTTTTGAAGTGAACTCTGCCGCCGACATCCAAACCGTTGAGCACACCAGCATCGATGAAGAAACCATCGAGATGGAGGCCAAGGCTAAACAGGTGGCCGAGCATTTGAGCAAAGCATATCCTAACCACATGTGGGCAGTGGGCTGGGCTCCGGGCATGACGCT